ATTAAGAGTATTAAATTATGCAATTAAAGTAAAAAGAGCGTTCATGGCATATAACGTAATTACAATTATTATTTTCTTCTTAGCGACTAGCTATACATTTTAAAAGTAAATTATACTATATGCCGAGCATATTATAATGCTTCAGATTATTTAAAATGCCAGTTAATAGGGGTTTGGGGTCTTCCCCATTTATATTTCGTGCACTGCACACCCCTTAGAAAAACTGGCCTAGAATTTAGATAACTCCTATCTTATTATAGGACAGTTTTCTGCAAAGACTTTCTAAAGGAGGTACCATGAAATTCAATTATATTTTCGGTTATAAGCTATATAATAATAAATTTAAAATAGTTCAAAGAAAAACATACAAAGAAATTTTACAACAAAAATTAATAATTCATGAATTTGCTAAAGTAAAAACAGTAATTTGGTATAGTCCTATTTTATTAAAAAAATGTTAAATTAGTTTGGAGGTTTTTATATTGACTAAAAATAAGGTGATTCATTTTAGGGTAACAGAAGCTTTGAAAAAGGAGATTGAAAAGATTGCGGTTGAAGGTGGTTTTACTGTATCAGAATATTTTTTAAAGCTGCATTATGATAATAATTATATTAAAGTTGAAAAGGATGATATAAATATTATTATTAAAGAAATTGTAAAAAATAATAACTAAGGAGTTTATATGTTTAATATATTTGGTTCAATATTTTGCTTAATATTTTTGACTATATCTTATTTTTATATTAAAAAACCTTTGAATAAAAATCAACTGTTTCCATTAAATTTTATATATATATGTTTTTATATTTATACATTTTTCGTTTTTATCGTATCTTTAGAAACTGTGCTTTTAAAATAATTTTTTCATTGCTTTTTTAAGGAGGCGGAGCCTTTAAAAAAGGAGTGAAAAATCATAAAAATAGGTTAAAAGGGACGGTCTTGTAATACGTCCCATGGCGATTACTAGTCCGATTGCATAACCAAGCCTATTACATGCCATTTTATTGTGTGGTCAGATTGCCTTTTGACCACAAAAAGGAGGGAAGTTTTTGTCAACAAGAATTGATATAAAAAGAACAGATTTTTACAATGAATTGGACAAGCCTAAAAGAGAAATATTCGATTGTATAAGGCAAAAATATATACATAATATTGATACTTTATACTATACGATATTTTTAAAAAATGATTGCAATGAAAATTCTTTGGCTTTTGAATTTATAACTAAATTGTTACTTTTAAAGGAGCAATTTAAAAAGCCTAAAACAAAAGAAGAAAAAAACATTAATTTTTTACCTTTTAGGTTGGATGAAAAGGAATGTGGATTAGTTGGAGGATTTGAAACTAATTTGCAACTTACTAAAAAACATTACGCGATATATGAGTATTGTTTAACGGTACCTGATAAGTATGATGTTTTTATATCTGACTATTTACCTAATAGCTCTACACCAAGAATAGTTATACAATTAAGGTCTTTTTATCTCTGGGGGGATAAGTATAATAATTGTATCAATGATAGTTATAATGAGGTAAAAAAAATTTTGGATTGCTTTCATTTAGAAATTGATTTTTGTAGAGAAAATCGTATTGATTATTGCTATCATACTAATTCAATACAAAATTCATATAGTTTTTTTAGTGATAAGAAAATTAAAAAGGATATGAAAACATCCCTTGACAAGTATCAAAAGATTGGCAATATTTATAGAGATGATATAACACTAGATTATTTTGCACTTGGACAACGTAAATCTAATAATTTATTTATTAGAATATATAATAAGTCCAGGGAAGTTATAGAAGAAGGTTATAAAAGTTTTTTCTTTGCTATCTGGAAAGCAAATGGCTTGATAAGTGAGTATGATTTATATTGTTATGAATTTGCATTTTCTAAAAAGTCTTTTAATGCTTTGGAGGAAGCAAAACTACGATATTATATAGATTTTGGTTGTGATCAGAGAGTAAAGAGTGAATTTCAGAAAACATTAGATAATAAAAATGTAAAGTTCCAAGATATAAAAGACTTAGCTAATTCCTATATGCCTAAAATAACAATAATAAATAATATAGAATTTCAGACTAAAAGGAAGTTTTATTGTAATGCTGATATGTTAGCATGTTTACCGATTAAAGAAGTTCGCAATGCTCCAGAGCTAGACAAGTTATATCAAATTTTAGACAATAGGGATATTATTTTAGATTACATAACTTCTGAAAGCTTAAGTTTCGGTAAAAAGGTTATTGATAAAAAGTTTGTATACTCTGATTGGTGGGAACGGTTGCGCTCTTGTAAAATAGATGCTTTAGAATATGACTTTAGATTTATACGTAATTATAATTATAAATGTGATATCGATAAGATTACTAAAAGAGCTATTAACAGTATTGCTTCTTATGGAGTTTATAAACGTCAGGTGACAGAAAATTTTGTTGATGATATATCAGATATGTTATGTTATTTAAATGATAATGATAATGTAAAGATGATGTTAGGAGACTTTAACACTGGCGAAGTATTAAATTTAAATAGTAATGTTCTTAAAGATTATAAATTATATAAAGAAAAAAAGTATAAAGTAGTTAAAAATCGATTACCTAAGTCAATAGATAATGATTTGTAAATAACACCTTATACTCTGTGGTTCTTGTATAAATTATAGAATATATTAAGACTATAGTCAATTGTCAATATCAAACAAGTCCTCAATGTCCTTCACATTGAGGATTCTTTTTATTTTTATAGCTATTTCTACAGAAGGTATACTTCTGTTTTTTTCTATATCTCTGAATCCTGTTAAGGATATATTAATTTTTCTTGCACAGTCTTCTTGTGTCATTTTATTTATGATTCTAAATTCTTTTAAATTGTTATTCAATTTTGTTGTTCCTTCCAAAATACAGTTAATAAATTACGTATTTATATTATATTATATAGTAAATATGTAATATTTTTATGTCAATTTAATTATGTAACTAAACTTACACAATTGTGTTGACATAACTCTACTTTGTATATATACTTTTAATTGTAAGGAGGTGTATTCAATGGAAAAAATAATAGTTTTAGGTCATAGCAAACCTTATGATTTTGAAAATGAATCAAAGGAAAGGCTTACAGGTGTAAAAATATCATTTCTAAGCATAACACCATCAGGTGAAAAGGGTTGTAAGGGGTTTTTACCTTTGCAGTTATCTTTAGATCCAAGTTGTCTTATGGACTTAACGGAATTGCCTGGAGTTTATGAAGTTCTCTACTCTATGAAACCAGGTAAGAATAATGCTCCAGTTGCTACAGTGTCTAGCTTTAAGCTTGTAAAACCTTTTACTATAACTGCTTAGGAGGCTCTATATATGTTAATAGTTCAATATTGTTTTTTAGGTATAGCTATGTTTTGTTGTTTTAATATAATTTTGTGTGAAACATTAAAATATAATCCTAAGGTATTTTAAATGACAGTAGAACAAGGCAACCAGATTATTCTATTATTAAGTAAGTTACAACTATATATACGTTGTGCTGGTTGGCTTACTGGGGTTTTAATAGCTGCTTTTATAGCTTGGTGTATTTGGAAATTTATTATACTAAGTTATTTTAGACAATATATTAAATTTTAGGGAGTGATTTTTATGTTGATTGGAGGTACTAGTTTAATTGATTCAGCTGTGACAACATTAATTAATAGTTATGCAAGTTCTATTGTTCCAACAATTTTAGCAATTTTAACTATAATAATTCCTATTGGTCTTTCATGTTGGGCTATAGGTTTGGGTATTGGTAAGGCAATTCAATTTTTACAAAAGAAAGCTAGTCATGCTATGGATATAGAAGCAGATAATTTTCATTATGAACGAGATGACAATGGTTTTTAGTATATTACTCTAAAAGGGTTATATAAATTAAATTTTGGGAGGTTTTTATTAATGTCAGGTGGTGTAAGTTTATTAGATCCTGCAGTGGTTACTACAATAACAGGTTTTGCTAGTTCTATTGTTCCTACGGTTCTTGCAATAATTGCAATTGTCGTTCCAATCGGTCTTTCATGTTGGGCAATAGGTTTTGGAATTAAAAAGGCTTTAGGATTCTTGCAGAAGAAAGCTAGTAAGGCTATATAGTCCGAACCTAATAAGGGTTGTGGTGTCATCTAGCCACTTCCTTTTTTTTATATATTATTATGGGAGGAAATAAAGATGTCTATAGAAAAACGTTCATTTTTACAAAGATTTATTATTATGTTTATTGTTACTTGTATTATATTTTTTAATTTTAATAAGCCTGATAAAGTTAAGGCGGGTGGCTTGCCTATTGAAGTTGTATCAGTTGAAGCAGCTCTGGTTGTTTTAGGTACTTTGGCTGTTAATATGGGGTATGTTTCTCAAAATGGTGATATACAAGTAATGCAAAAAATAGAGAATGATTTTATTACAAGTAAAACCTTGGCGGGTATGGGTTTGGGTGCTTTAGGTAATGGGTATTTTACTTTGGCTAAGGATACTATTGATGGTTGGAAAGCTATTTTATCTAAAACTAAGGAGGTACCTATTGTACATTTGGGTACATCTGTTTATGGTTTATTAAGTAATGCTATAGATTACAATTATCCTTTAGGTTCTGTTATTACATTAAGAATATCTAATACAAACGGAGATACTAGCGATTCTGTGGATATGGGTAGACATATAACAGCTGTGGGCTATGAAGGTAATTATGGTGCAAGTGTTATTAATAACAGTTATTTAAAAGCTACACCACAATATTTTAAATTAGATAATACATCTAAAACATTTGTTTATGTATCTATTAGTGCGGATGGTGTTAATTATATTTCTGAGGATCCTCTTGGTTGGAGTATGCCTAATAATTGGGCTGGATATGATAGTTTTTATATTAGAGGTCAAAACACTGTGTCTATTGAAGCTATGACAGATACAATTGATATGACACAATCAATGTCTGGGTATGCAGAGGATTTATATAAAACGAAATCAGATGGTTCAGTTGATGTTGCTGATGGAAATGTAGTCGTCAATACTGGTTCTTTGACAAAGGATTCAGCTTTGACGCAAACAAAGGATATTGCACGAGAGGCGGTTAAGGAAACAACATTAGAACAAGACCAGGCTATAGATATTTCAGGAGCTGCAGAAGGTGGTGTTGCTGCCGTAAGTGGTGCAGTTGGGTTTGATAGATTTTATCATACATGGGATAAACTTTTGAATATGAATACTTCTAAAGGGACTCCGCCTGTTATAAGTTTTAATTTTCGTAGTCTTTGGGTTGCGGCAACTTCTCGTTTTGGTGCTCCTTCTTATCCTTTTGGACAGGATATTTATACTTTGTTTGATTTTGGAATGTTAAATAATTATAGTTTCGGAGGGTTTACACTGATTGATTATTTTAGAAATATTGTTGGAATTGGTTTTGTGCTTCAAACATTATATTATGTTTGGAAAAAATTCACACCAAGGGAGATAATTGATTAATGGATATTATAGCAGAATTAATGAAATTGGTTATTGCTTTACTAGATAGGTTGCTTCCTATGCTAAATGTTCCTGATAGTTTTTATGTAAATATAGATAATGCTTTTTCTTTTTTAATTGGACTTTTTCAATCTGCTTCATTTTTTGTGCCTATTGATATTTTAATTTGTTGTCTCTTGGTACAAATTATTGTTGATAATTTTAGTTTTGTTTTAAAAGTCGTAACTTATTTGATTAAATTAGTGAGAGGTTAATTTATGGATATTGTATTTACAGTCTTAAAAGCTACATTAATTATTATTTTAATATTTGTTGGTTTTTTTTTATTATATTTTAATTTTATTGTAGCTCTTGTCGTCATCAAGAATAGATCTCCACGAAAACATAAAAAAATGATACTTTTTAAACATAAACTTTATCATATCAGGGAAAAAAGATTTATCAAAATAGTTGATTTTGTGAAGCTAGTTGCGTTTGATATTCTTTCAGGTAAAGATTATTTAAGGCTTTTTGGTATTTGGGCTTTTACTGGTTATTATGGAGAAGGGAAAACAATGGGTTGTTTGCAATTTGCTCTTAGTATGAAAAAGAATTATCCTCATAGGCATATTAAAATTTATAGTAATATAAATGTAGTTGGCCAAGCTTGGGTTTATCCAGCGGAGATATTAGATGATGATGGGAATGTTTTAAGAGAAAAACAGAAGTTAATAATGCATTGGGAAGAAATATTGTTTTTGCCCAAGAATAGTATTTTTATTTATGATGAATCACAAAGTGATTTTTCTTGTAATCTTGGTGTTGGAGCTTTTCCTGATGACTTATTAAGACGTATTACACAAGTCAGAAAGAAACAATTTGCTATGTTTATGACTTCTCCTAAATATAACAGGATGAATATTAACATTAGGGAGAGTGTAAATTTTGTAATCATTTGCTCTAATCTATTTCAAATGGATAGATGGTTTAATTATTCATTTTATCGTGCTGAAGATTACGAGGATTATAGAGAAAATAAAATAAAGCTTAGAATGAATCGTTATTTGAATATGTCTTTTGTTGTACATAATATTGATTATAGGCAATATAACACTATTGAAGAGGTATCTAGTATCAAGAGTGATAAAGAAGAAGCTCCAGGGACAAAAAAAAATGTTTTATCATTAGATAAATTTAGAAATGAGTATATGAAAGGTTTAGATAATTTGAATAATCGCCTGGCGAAATTAGAAAAATGAGAGGGTATTTAATTATGAAATGGTATTTTATTATTTTAACGTTAGTTTTATCTCAATTGCCTTTTGAATTATTTATTTTGTATAAAACTAAATATTGCAAAAAAGATTGTAGTAATTTAAAAAAGTGTTTTTATTGGAATTGCAAAAATTATCATTGTAGACTTGGAAATAATTTATAATTGTGTTGACAATTGTGTATACAAGTAGTATAATTAATTATAGGTTAAATTAAGTTTATGGAGGTTGTTTAAATGACAAATACAGAGAGAGTACTTAAAGAAGCTGAGGAATCATTAGAGGTTATTGGAATAGATATGGCATGGATAGCTAAACATTGTTCAGAAGTTGCAGAAAAAGAGGTTAAGGTAGTTTATTATTGTGAATGTGGAGAGCATGTTAATGTTAATGCAGAAATTGAACGTTATCCAGAGGGTTTATATGTTAATAAATATAAAAGTGTTCATGGTAAAGGTACTGGTCCTATGATTATATATAAATGTCCAAAGTGTGGAGAAACTTGTGTTGATTAGATAATGAAAAGGAGATTTTATTTATGTATGATTTAAATATAAAAGAAATTGTTTCTATTTGTTGGGTTTTAAATGCCGACATTAAAGATTATGAGGAAAGAGTTTCTAAACATGTTGTTTCTTCTACTTGGTCAGAAAAAGATGCAAAAGAATCTTATGATTGGTATTTAATTAATAAAGGAATAATTGAAAAGTTGAAATAAAAGAAGTTATTTAAGGAGGTTATTTTATGAGAGATAAAAAGTATGAAATAGTTTGTAGTCTAGGAAAAGTTGTTATTGTAGTAGCAAATGATGTTTATATTGCTATAGATAAATTTAGAAAAGATTATCCAGAGCAACATATTGTAGAAATAAATGATATTAGATAAGGAGGTTTTATAAATGAAATTAACAGTAACAAGAGTGAGTGATAAATCAACATTACATTATGATGGCCAATTTAATTATAAAGAGCATTGTTTGCCAATTAAGGACAATAATTTAATGGTAGAATACAGAGCTTGGAGAAAAGCAGTAGCAGAAGTAAATGAATATGCTAGAGAAGATAACGTAAAGGAAGGATCCACAGATTGTGGAGATCAATCAGCTAGAGAAGATTTTAGTAATTTTGCAAATTTAGATAAGTATGTAACATATGAGGTAATGCTTGACCTTGAAGAAAGATTTTAAATAAAGGTTTAAATAAAAGGAGGTTTTATAAATGGGTTTGGAGGTTGTCCAGACGTCTGGAAACTTGGAAAGGTATGTTGGAAAAATTAAAGAGCGTATTGGAACTATTTCACATGATTTTTATTGTATTGGTTATTTTCTTTGGGAGGTTAGGCATTTTAAATATTATGAAGAAGCAGGTTACAGTAATGTAAATGAATTTGCTGAAAAGGAATTAAATTTTAAGAAGAGTAGTACAAATAATTTTATTTTATTGGTTGAAAAATATGCTGATTATTCTGGTGGTATCTACCCTAAAATGTGGATGGATAAAAAATATTTAGATTATGGTTATTCTCAGTTGACAGAAATGTTATCACTGGCCCCTGAACAAAGAGAAAAAATAAATTCAGATATGACTATTAAAGAAATTAGGGAAGTTAAAAAAGAATTAAATGAATCTGATGTTATAATTTCAGGGCAAGTTATTATGGATTTAGTAGAAGCTCCAAAGGATAAAGTTATTATACCTGATGTTATATATTCTTCGGAAGGTACCGCAGTTAATAAAATGATGTTAGATATTAAAGAGGAATTATTACGTAATGCTTTATTAGATTTAGATTTATTACGTAAAAGTATAAATAAGCCTAAAGTAAAAAATGTTGTTTTGCCTATTGATAAGGATGAGCAATTTAGATACCAGGCTATAGAATATTTATTTAAACGTAAAGAGACACTTCAGGGTATTATTATGACTACTGATAAAAATTCTAAAGATTGTATTGAATATAAGGGAGCTTTGCATGAAGTACTTTTATTAGTTGAAGAGTTAGATAATATTAAATTATTAAGTAACCAATAAGAGCG